TTCAATGAATTTGCCGACGGATAATCAGGATATCCAAACTGTGATTCCGATCTTTTTCCCCAATATGGTTCACTTTGTGCAAAAGCAGTCGGTTCTTTGCTATATGGCAGTTTCTTGAAAGTCTCGAGCGGCATGCCAACATATGCCACAGCCCCCGCCGATGCGAGCGTGCCTTTTGACACGTACTGACCAGTCTTCACACCTTTGGGCGCATAGGTGTACCCGCTGCCCTGATTGTTGACCGTCACGCTCGTGATGCCCCGTTGCTGATTGAAGGGGTCGTCGTAAATCGGAGGAGTGATGGAGCTGTCGGCCGTGATGTTCTCATCAATGATGCTCGTGCTCGTTGTTTCTCCGATGTACGCCCAGAGGCCGCCCACATCGCGATAGACGCGGTACCGGCCAGCGCCGCTCACTGCGTTCCAAGAGATAGTGTTGTAGGAGCCGTCCCCGTAGGGGTTGCAGTTGATGCTCGTCGCAGGCGAGACTGCGCTTTCCTGACTGCCATCCTCAGTGAGCGCCGTGACCGCGTACTTTCGCACGTAGTCAGTGGGATTCGAGACTGACTCATTGATATGCTGAGACACACTCGGAGCGCCGGGAGCCGCGAGCTTGCTGCCGAAGGTGACCTCGACAAAGCGCCAGTCGGAAGCCCCGTAGCGCCGGAGTTCCATCGGCGGATAGGACGGATGCACCAAAGTCAGAATGTCGGCCGACTGGACGTAGTGAAGGTCAAAGACATCTGCGCCGTCATAGATGCTCGAGATCTCGTAGGCAGAGCTTCCATTCATGAGCGTCTGTCCCTGAGTGTGGAAGCGCACGTAGTGGTGCCCGAATTCGAGCACCATCGTCTGATCTGTAGAGAACGTGAAGGAGATGAGCTTTGGAGCGTAGCCCGTCTCTTTTGCCTGATTCACGTAGACAAAGCCAGGCCGGAAGCACACAGGCCCCTGCGGTTCGACCAGGAAGTTGGTGCACTCAGCGAGCCCCGTCTGATACTTGCCGTCATCGATTCGGGCATACATGGAAGGAGAGACGATGCCGCCATTGAAGGCTCGCATGTAGTTTCGGATGGTTGCCATCAGACGATCCTCGCACGGAGATGAGGAGCGAGGCGTTCGCGCCGCCGGCCGCGATGCCGCGCATTGAAGGCGTCAGCGGTCTTGGCCAGCGAGAGCGCCTGTTGATAGAGAGCAAGCAGGTTACGGGATTCAGTCGAAGAAGCATCGGCCTGCTTCAGCGGCCCCACCAGCATGGAGGCCAGGAGCGGCACCAGCGCATTGATGAAGTACGTCGGATAGATGGACGGATTGTCATTGAGCGCAACGAAGGAGAGCACTGGAGACTCTTCATTGCAGAGGATCAGGCGCGAGGCATTGCTTGGATCCATCTCGAGCTCGTAGTCGATTGTCCTGCGCTCCCTGAAGTGAACGGCTTCGAGCTTGATGATGCGCACGCAGTTGCTCGGAACGCTGAAGCCGAACTTCCATGAGTAGGTTTCCTCATCGAGAGACGAGAGCGCAGCGAGCCGCTGCCGCCGCGTGAGGAAAGACCAGTCGGCCTCTTCCATAAGCTGCCTGAGCGCAATAGGGTAGAAGCGAGCGCAGTGCCCAGCCTGAGGCGAGCCGTCTGGCGAATCGATTGCCGTGACGGTTGCCGAGTCGCCCAGCGTGCTGAGCGCGAGGTTACAAATGTCTGCTTTCGTAGCCATATACAAAAATGGCGGACGGAGTCGCCCCCGCCCGCCGCCCCACTTAGGAGGAGAGAAAGGTCAGTCCGTCGTCGCGATGAACTCGATGCCCTCTTTGGGCACGATGAAGCGAGCGTCGAACACATCGGAGAGGTAGCTGGTCACAGCACCAGCCGTGAGCGCGGTCGTTGAAGCCGCGCCCTTGAGACGCAGGTAGCGCTTGTGCTTAATCGGCAGATGGAGCGCAACGCCGGCATTGAGCTCATCAGCCGTGAGCGCGCCCGTGACCAGCGCAGTGGAGAAGTTGGCCGCAGCCTCATCGGACTGCTCAAGAGTGAGCGTGAGCGTTCCCGTACCGGTGCACTCAGTCGTCGCCTTGATGACGACGTAGAGCTCATGGTCATTGAGCCCCGTCGTCGGAGCCTTCTGGCCGAAGTCGATTGCCGAGGACGTGAAGGCCGCAGTCGCCGCCTGATCCTCACAGAAAACGAGCTTGACATCCATCATGATGAGATCTCCTTTAGGCGAGGACGTTCATGTTGTTCGGGATGATGTCCGTGCCCACCTTGTGAACCGGAACGCCCGCAAAGGTCAGCACCTTTCGGCCGGCCACCTCATCCATGTTCAGAAGCACGTTGTCCTTGTTCACAATCTGACGGCGAAGAACGGAGCGCGCCGCGTCATTCATGTAGAAGGCCACGCGGCCGGTCTGATCATCCGGGAGCATCTCAATGGCCTGAGTCATGAGGTCAATGAGGTTCGCAGCGCCGCCGCCCTTGTTGTTCTGGATCGAGTACTTGGCCGTGTCGATGTTCGCGATGCGGACAATCTTTTCCGGGTCGTAAAGCGCGACGCCAAGATCCCAGGCGAACTCAGTGATGAGCGCGAGGAAGCGCTTGCCGTTCGCGTCGAAGGCGTAGTGCTCGCCCATGTTCTCAACGCGCAGGCCAGCCTGAGAGCCGTTCTGCGGGTAGAAGCAGAAGCAGGCTTCAGCATCCCAATTGACGAGCCAAATGTCCGTCTGCTTTGCCGCAGTCGTGCCGCCGCCATTGATGATGCGATCAGCAAAAGCTTCATTCGCCGGTGTGACGATGGAGCCGAGGCCGTCCACGCCGCGCGGATCAGCCGCTGCGGAGCCGTAGAACATGGTCTTGACGACCTTTCGGGCAAGGCCGCGCATGAAGCCCTGATCCTTTCGGAAGCGCCAGGCATCGCGCTCAGCTGCCGGGCGCGTGTTGTAGAGATCACGGTCAACCTCTGAACGGGTGCGCATCATGCCGGCACGGTAGCGCACGTCAGAGCCGTGCACCTTTTCCGTATCCCATCCCTCATTGAAGGCGCGCAGCTGACCTTCAGGATAGGTCGTGATGATCTTGCCGCGGTCTCCGAAACCATCGTTGCCGGCCTGGATGACCGCCTGATCGAAGATCGGCGTGTAGTCGCGGATGGTATGCATCAGCGAGCGAATCGGCTTGTCGTTCGTCAGGCTTTCAAAGTCAGCGAGCGTCACCGGGTTGTTGTCAGTGATGATGTCAGCCATATCTAGCCTC